TACTGGGCCAGTGGGCGATCAGTCAATGTCAGATATTCTTGGCTATACTGTTTCACCTTCTACATTAGCAGCTAGAAAGTCAGAATTAGGCGCCAATATAGGTTTACAAACAGCGTCGGATGCAACACCTGGTGTAGTTCAAACAAAACCTTACACAGAGCAGGAGGCCGCTAAAATAGCCTTAAAAGTAAATAGAGATTTACGACAAAAGTTTTCATCAGCTGGCAAAAAAATTAAAAAAATAAATGCTACTGAGCTTGTTAATTATATAAAAGATGGTGATTTAAATTCTGATATAGCTAAAAAATTAGGTGTTCCTGAAAGTTATGTTAATGCAATAGTTGATAGATTAAAAAATAGATTTCCATCAAACGGTAATAAACAATACGGTCAAGACCAAATAGAATATTTAAATGATAAAGGCTTTAATCAAATTACAGAAGAAGCGGGTATTGTTATGGTTGCTGGGGCATTTAATCAAAGATTTAGATTAAAAGGTGAATTAACTGTTAATGGCAAAAACCAAATTGATTTAGCTACAAATATTTTAAATAATAAAATATCACAAGCTACAACTGAAAGCGAAAAAGTTAAAGCTATAATTAATCATATGAGGTTCTACGGCAGAACTTTGCGTGCAAAAAATGGGGTGTTTAGAACAAACCGTCAAGCATGGGAAGAGATGTATAGCAATATAATAAATCAAAATAACATAGAAGGATTTGAGTTGCTTCCAGTAAGAAATGGAGAAGGTTTATTTTATAATGGTCAAAACATAACTTCTTATGTAGACCCCACCAGCACAAAAGTAAAAAATAATATTGAACTTTTACAACCAGAATTTAACAAGCAATCAGAAGAAGCGCTTAATACTTTTTTAGAAACACTTGATTTTATTAAGACCCAACCAAACGCTGTAGAACTTGCAAAAGGTTATTTAACGCTTTCGGTAAGAGAAATGCGAAGCCCTTTAAAACTTTTAGCTAAAATAGCTTACAAAGAAAAAGGTGATCTTGTTAGTCCCGTATATGAGCATATGACTCCGGCATCACTGTTAGGCAGAATGAGTATGTCTTATGTAATTAGTGATAAATTAATTTCTAAAAATACACTTACTTCTTTTTTAAATGATAGTAAAATAGCATTAATATCTAAAAAATTAGATGCTAAGCTGCGTAAAGATTTTAAATTTACTATGCCGCCGGGTGGCCCAATTGCAAGATACGAGGAGTCTGGTATTGATATGAGTGTTTTAACTCCATTGCAGCCCCAAGAAATAACAGAAAAGCTTAGTTCAAAAGCTGCTCCTGAATTTAATAGAATGATTGCAAGAGCAACTGGGTTTGGTACACGCGAACAAATATCTGACAAGGTTGCTACAATGCTTGGTAAAAATAAAGGCCGATTCAGATTCTTTATACCGCCTTCGGCCGATGACTTTGCGGGTCTTATGTACTATATGGTTGGAAAAGGCAAGCAGGGTAATGATGATTTAAAATTTTTAAAAGAAAACCTATTTGACCCATTTGGTAGAGCAATAAGAAAGTTTGATGCTGCAAAACAAAAACGTTTAGCAGACTTTAGAGAACTTAAAAAGTTAATACGCAGAACACCCAGTCGTCTTTCAAAGAAAAACGAAACAGGATTTACAAACGAGGATTCAGTAAGAATATATATATGGAATAGCTTAGGCTATACCATTCCTGGCATGCAAAAGAAAGACATTGTACCTCACGTAAAGCTTGTTAAAGGTAATGAAGATCTATTGGCATTCGCTCAAAACGTGCAAGGTATATCTATTATGGGTTATCCCGAACCTGATAATGGCTGGGATGCCGGCTCAATGACCACTGATCTTTTAACATATGTAAACAAAACAGAAAGATCTGAGTATTTAAAAGAATGGAAAGCAGCGAAAGATGCATTCTTTACCAATAAAACGATGAACAAGTTAAAAGCTGCATTTGGCGAAAGTTATACGGAAGCATTAGAAGATATTCTTTATAGAATGGAAACTGGCAGAAGAAGAACTACCGGCTCAAATAAACTTGTTAATGGTTTAATAAACTGGGTTAACGATTCTGTCGGTGCAATTATGTTCTTTAACTCTAGGTCAGCATTGCTACAGCAGTTATCAATGGTTAACTTTATAAATTTTAGTGATAATAATCCATTATCTGCCGGAGCTGCATTTGCAAACCAAGCACAGTTTTGGAAAGACTATACGTTTTTATTTAATTCTGATTTTCTTAAGCAAAGACGGTCAGGATTAAAAACAGATGTAAACGCAGATGAAATTGCTAAAGCTGCAGAGTCAGGAGCAAACCCTGTAAGGTCTGTAATAGCATCAATACTTAAAAAGGGATTTTTACCAACACAGCTTGCTGACTCACATGCAATCGCTATGGGCGGAGCTTCGTTTTATCGCAACAGATTAAAGCGATATATGAAAGAAGGCATGACAGAACAAAAAGCTGCTGATAAAGCGTTCTTAGATTTTCAAGAAGTTGCAGAAGAAACACAGCAATCATCAAGACCAGACCGTATTTCAATGCAGCAAGCAAGTGGTATAGGGCGCGTTATATTGGCTTTTGCTAACACTCCTATGCAGTACGCTCGGTTAACCAAAAAAGCTGCTTTAGATTTAGCTAATCGAAGAGGCGACTGGAAAACAAACCTTAGTAAATTAATGTATTATAGCACTATTCAAAACGTTATATTTTCTAGTCTGCAGTCAGCTATGTTTGCACTAATGTTTACCGATGAAGAAGAAGAAGAAACTAAGAAAAGATATTATAGAATTGCTAATAGCACCGCTGATTCTTTGCTCCGCGGTCTTGGATTTGCGGGTGCTGCCGTGGCTACAGGAAAGAATATGGTTCTTGAAACAATAAGGCAATATAAAAGCGGAAGACCTAATTATGAAAAAATTGCATTAGAAGCACTAACATTATCGCCACCTATTGATTCTAAAATAAGTAAACTAGCTTCAGCTGGTAGATCATTTACATATCGGCAATCTCGGGAAAAAATGAGAACTGAAGGTATAAGTTTAGATAACCCTGCTTTTGAAGCTGTTGGTCAAATTATAGCATCAACTACAAACTTGCCAGCAGATAGAGTTGTTAGAAAACTTGACAACCTTACAACGCCCGTAAGACAGGACGTTGAAACCTGGCAAGCAATATCGCTTGCATTAGGTTATAGTAAGTGGGATGTAGGGCTTATAGAAAAGCAAACCAAAAAACCAAAACCTCCAAAGCCACTAACTCCTGCTGAAGGATTTAAAAAAGGTCAAAGATCTAAACAATTTAAGAAAAGAAAATTATGAAATCAAACTCCCCCTTTGAGAAGAAAGACGCTTGCTATCGAAAAGTAAAAGCAAGATATAAGGTATTTCCTTCTGCTTATGCAAGTGGAGCAATAGCTAAATGTCGTAAAGTTGGTGCTGCTAACTGGGGTAATAAAAGTAAAAAGTAATGTATCAATCACCGTTTAAAAAAGTCAGAAAGACTGAAAAAGGCGCATCGCTTAAACGCTGGTTTAAAGAAGAATGGATTGATGTACGCACAGGTAAACCTTGTGGTAGAACAAAAGGTGACGGAAGAGGGGTACCATATTGCCGCCCTAAAAAGCGCATATCAAGTAAAACACCAAAAACTGCATCGGAAATGTCAGCTAAAGAAAAAGCTGCTAAAATTGCCGAGAAAAAAAGACTAGGCCAACCAAAAGGAAAACCACGAAAAGTTAAACCTGTAAAAAGAAAAAAATGAGTCTTTCAGAAATTAGATTGTACATTATTAACTTAAGCACACTGGGTGTTACTACATTTGCACAAATAGAAATGGGATTAAAAATATTATTATTATTAGTCACTATTGGTTATACTATAACAAAGTGGATAGACCTTAAAAAGAATAAAAATGGCGGAACTAAGTGAAAACACTAAATTCAACGTCAATGTAAAAACAATTATAGCTATTTGCGCGGGTTTGTTGTCAGTAGCGGGGGTTTATTTTACGTTAACAGCTGAGATACAACAAATGCATATAGATCTTATGCGTATGGAGTCTGAGCTTGAAATGAACTCTGAGTTTAGAATTAAATGGCCGCGTGGAGAGCTAGGATCACTACCAGACGATGCTGAGCAGAATATGCGCCTAATATATTTAGAGAAGTACCAAGAAAAAGCCGTTAATGACCTTGACGAACTAAAACTTAAAGTTAAAGAGCTAGAGGCTTGTATGAACGAATAAAATTAAATTAAATGAGTAAAATTAGTAAACATATAAGTTTAAAAGAAGCAATTGAATCCTATACAGCAAAAAGAAAAGGCATAGAGAATATACCAAGCGAATACGAGCTTACCAATATGGTAGGTGTAGCTGAAAATATATTTGAGCCATTACGCAAATGGGTTGGTGGCCCAATAAAAATTAATTCTTTTTTTAGATCCCCAGAACTAAACAAAGCTATAGGGGGCAGTTCAAAATCGCAACATTGTGAAGGCCGCGCAATTGATATTGATGATGTTTATGGTCACAAATCAAACGCGGAAATGTATAACTACATAAAAAACAATCTTGATTTTGATCAGCTTATATGGGAATTTGGAACAGACGATAACCCTGATTGGGTACATGTTAGTTATGTATCTGTTGACGGAAATCGCAGAAGATGCCTAAAGGCAGAAAAAGTAAACAATAGAACAACCTACAAAATAATATAACAATGTTTAGAAACAAAGAAATGCGCGGCTATATAGGAGCGGCAACAGTATTTGCAATGGTTATGGGATTGCTACTGTTTTTAGCATTTAAAGAAATACCTGAAACAAATAACGATATATTCAAAGTTATTGTTGGTATGCTAGTCGGTAGTTTATCGGTGGTAATATATACTTTCATAGGTAAGAACCCGGAAGAAGTTGAATCGCTGAAAGCTAAGAATGAAGCGCTAGAAGATAAAGTAGCTGGTATGGTAGTTGAAAAAGATAAACTTGAAAAGCTACTGCGCGATACGCAAACTGAAGTAATTGATAAGCTTGCTGTATCAGGTAAGAATTTTAAATTTGAAGTAAAGAAATAACAGGAATAAAAAAAATGGGCACCATACCCAAAGATCCTGTAGCAAAGAAGGGGAAGCTTAACGGCCTCCCCTTTTTTTATTATCCATCACAAGCTAAACAGTCTGGGTCCATAGCGCTTGCGGCTATATCACCTCTCAGCACAGACTCTGTTCGCATATAATATAATGTTTTAATACCTTTCTTCCAAGCTTCCATATGAACTTGATTAATCCATTTAGGTGATGCTTCAGAAGGGAACGCAAGATTTAAACTTACAGCTTGATCAATATATTGCTGGCGTATACCAGCTTGATTAACTAGCTCTAATTGATTTATTTCCTTAAAGGTTTTAAACACATCTTTAACTTTATCAAAGCCCGTTAGATCGTACGATTTTGAGTCCTCGATAAGCGTAAGCTTACCATTAACATATCCCCAGTTATCTAACTCGTTGATATCTTGTATACTTCCACCGTCGGCCATAATTTTATCCCAAGTTTCCTTGGTATTTATACCGGCTTTGCGAAGCACTTTTTCTAGTTCTTTGTTCTTCCTAATGAACGTACCCTTCGCGCTTTGTTCAGTGAAAACATTAGCGGCCCAAGGCTCAATACCAGGACTAACATTACCGGCAAGCTTACTATTAGACACAGTAGGAGCAACAGCCCTAAGATGAGTGTTGCGAAAGCCAGTGCCACGACACCAAAGAGGTTCACCATAAACCTCAGCAAGCGCTCTTGATGCTCGTTCAGATTCAATCTTAATTTGGCTAAATATACGTCTTGTCTGGAACTGTGCTTGTAATCCTTCAAAGGGTATACCGTTTTGTTGCAGGTACGTATGCCATCCAAGGACTCCCAGGCCAAGTGCTCTGCCTTTCTCAGCAGATCTAACAGAGTTTCCAAAACCTTTAAGCCCTTTAGCTTTCTGAATAAACTCTTCCAAGACTCCATCAAGAAACCAGATAGCATCGTAGATAAGGTTTGTATTTTTCCATTCTTCATACTTAGTAAGATTTAAGCTACTTAAACAACAAACAAAGCTATGCGACTCATCTGTATGTAATACAATTTCACTACAGATATTAGTCATGTGAACTTTTAAGGCATTATCTTTGTATGCTGCTGGATTTGCTTTATTAGTGTTTCCTTTAAATAAGATATACGGCTCTCCGGTGCTTTTCCTTTTTCTAAGCAGTTTACTCCATCGAGCTCTAGCTTCTGCATCTCCTTGTTCAAGCTTTCGCATAAACTTATCGCCAACAACTGCGCACTGATGTAAGTTAAGCGATTGTCTGTTGACATCTCCTTTAGGCTCTCGTATTTCAAGCCACTCTCCAAAATCGTCGTGGTCAATGTTGATATTGACCGATGCAGCTCCGCGTCTAACTGATCCTTGATTTGTAGCAAGTATTGTTGAATCATATATCTTGCAGAATGGTACGACTCCGTCTGATGTTCCATTTCCTGTGATTTTAGCTCCGGCGGGACGAATCATATTAACTCCGATACCAACACCCCCACCGTGTTTGGCAAGCATCATCATTTCTAAATTTTTTGTGCCAATATCGTGTATACTATCGCCGACATCAATACCAAAGCATGATATAGGTAAGCCACGATCGGTACCTGTATTAGATAAAACTGGAGACGCTAAACACAACCAACCTTTCCAAATATAATCAAAAAACGTATCTGCTAGTTCTGGTTTGTACAATCGTCTTGCGACTGTTGTTGCGACTCTTTTGTACGCGTCTCTTGGGGACTCTCCCATATGTAGATATCCCCCGGATATAGTCTTCTTGTATACTTCCGTGTCTCCCCAAGATGGGTAGTCGACACCTTTTTTCCATTCATTATTCCACATTATTTAAAAAATAGTAGCGCGTACGCTATCATTACATTTAAGTTTACTATTACTAAGTTCCATTGCTTTGCTACCCAAACTTGCGGCGTACAAAACAAACCTGCTAAAAAGTATATTATAATACCCGGCGTATCAGGCAGCATATGGGGAGCAGTTACAAAAAAACCAGTCCCCATATATCCTAGCCTATTCGCTAATCTTTCTGTCGGAGATAACTTCCTCTCCTTCACCATGCTCTCCAGCAGCTTTCTCTTTAAGCTTTTCGATCGCTTCTTCATAGTCAGGCATTTCTTTTATTGTTTGATGCACACCTAGTGCTATTGTTTTAGTATTCTGAACTTCATTAATAAGTTCTTGCAATACTCTTGTCATAGCAGCTAAACGTTTTTCAACATTATCAATTCTACTTTGTTTTTGTCCTTTCATTTCTTTCTCTTAAATCGTCCCACATTTCATCTTCTGACATAAGGCTACCAAATGTCTTCAAAGTCTTCTCCTTCGTTAGCCTTTGAGTAATCAGTTGGCCGAATAGCGAAGAAATCTGTATGAGTATGACCACCGGTAAGATGATAAAACCAATCAAGGTTATCAGCCGCTTCAGTATCAACATCGAAGAAGGTGGGGTACCCAAGTTCAACGAGTTTTTCATTTGCTCTTTTTCTAATAAATTGTTTAAGGTCGTATGCTTTTAAATTTTCAATGTCACCCATTTCAAACATCTTGTCAATATACTTTTCCTCTAAGTCTACCATTGTTTTAGCAGCTTCAACTATATCTTCTTGACAATTTTCTAATAAACCAGGTGTTTCTTTGCACATATCGCGGAAAAGTTTACAACCCATTTTACTATGAAGTGACTCATCTCGTACACTCCATTTCATTTGTTGGCCTATACCTTTCAATAAGTTTCTTAATTGGAAACTATAAAGTACAGCAAATGCAGAGTATAAGCTAACCCCTTCAGCAAAAGCACTAAAGACAGCAAGAGACCTGCCAATACCGACAGGATCGGTACCGCTATAACTAACCAGATTGTCAAACCTTCCAGCAGTTGCCGGCTCGTGTAAAAAAGCTTCATAATCTTCAAGACCTAATGTTTCATTTAAATAACTGTAAGCTACAGCGTGTATTGTCTCTTGCGAGCCAAACATCATAGCCATCTGTTGTATTTCGTGCTTAGGAAACCACGAAACAACCTTCTGTGTCCAATAGTCTGAAACAGCGCACTCTGTTTGTGCAAACCCGAGTAATATGTTTCCGACCAAGTTTTTCTCTTTATCATTTAATTTTTCCTTCCAATCTTTTATATCGCTCTGCATGGGTATTTCAGTATGTAACCAAAATGCCTGCGCTTGTTTAAGCCACCCTTCTGTATAGTAGTCAGGGTATTCGAACGGTTTGTACGCTATGCGCTCATCAAACAGTCCCATTACTTTTCAACTTCGTAAGCGATGTCAATAAACGGTAAGTAAAACACAGTTTGAACATGGGTATCACCTTGATATGTACGCATACCAAATAGTATACCTGGATATGTTCCTAAACTTAACGACCAATCTTTAGCGGCCTTGCCCTTTGTATTTTTTGACATAATTTTTACTTTGTTTATTGTTACTAGTTTTTGTCTTAGCGTGGACGCCCGGCCTACGCACCTTTGCTTTTTCTTTAAAAGCGAATAAATTTAATTTAGCCATACACTTTTATATTATACTGTTCATGCAATTGAACAATTTCTTTATACTTTATATATCCTTTTTGCTCAGCAGCCCATTTAACAAACTTATCGATCTGCCGCTCTTTGTATTTTTGTCTCGCTACTTTTTTTGCGAGCTGCGGATTATCTCTATTACTCTGTCGCATTCTGCTTGATTTTGTGGTTTATACAATGTATACTGCGGAAACTGCTCGGTTACAAGCTTTTTAAATAGCTTCCAACGCATCGGAAACGATTCGTTAGCTCTACCTTTTGTTTCTATAATAAAGTCATCACCAATGAAGTCTGGTGTATATTTTATAGGAAGTATGCGTTTGCTACCCCTGTCTTTAAAATCACCTTTACCATTGGCTTGACGTGCATAGCATTTGTTTGGGAAGTGAAATCCATTCAGCAACACAAACGTTTCGCCTTCGTACTTAGCTTTGATCTTTGCTTTTTTCAAAGCCATATACATATAGCGCTCCAAACCGGAAGCAAAGTTGATACCATCATATGATATTTTCTTTGCCTGTACCGGTCCGCGCTTTCGTCTTTTATATGGTCTCCTCTTCATTAACTTCAATATTATTTAGAAGTGCTTGCTGAAGTTCTTCTGTCATAGTTTCGCGTAGCTTTTGTAAATAAAGCACAGCGTCCATAAGCTCTTCTTGCAAGTGATTAGTCCATTCGAAAAGATTAGACATATCTTCTTCAAGTGTAACACCATATTTTTTATAACCTACGTCTGATCGTGATACGAACTTTTTAACAACTCGTTCAACAACAGGGTCTCTAAATTCTAACTCTGTTTTTTTCATAGTTGCTCTTTTACAAAAGTTCCGTTTACCATGGCCCCAGTTCGGCTCCTAATTTCACCATAGGCGGTATTAATGCAATGTTCAATATCATAACCTGCCAATGTGGCAAGATTGGTGAGTACCACAACACTATCACCAATAGCATCGATAATATCGTCATCGTTCTTCTTAAGGACCGCCTGCGCGAGTTCTCCCGTCTCCTCATATAGTTTGATTAGTTGTGTCTTCACATCGCCAGAATCATATATACCTCTGTCGCGTGCCCACTCACGTATATCCTCGAATACGTTGTTGACTGGAATAGCGGGTTCGGCTTGAAAAGCCTCGTAAAACGCCTTATTGTAAATATAGCTCCTATCCTCGTTATACATTGAAGTTTTGGCGTTTTGTACAATCCACGGGATAGACTTTGTTGTTATTTCAAATTCGTAACCTTGTGGTGTTTTCCACTTCAGTCCCAGATTATCCATAAGTCTACCTTTTAGCTTATTGACTGGCACAGGAAATGTACTTGTTTGGTCTGTAGGGTTTATTCTCATTTTATTAAATAAAGTTTTATAAAGTTTTCGATCTACTCTGTAGCCATAAGACTTTTGAAGTTCTATCTCACGGTCCGATATATAACTAATATCTTCGCTCTGATCAAGAACTTCATATTCGGTAGGCTTATAGCCCTGGGTTTCCGTTACGCGTTTATTAAGATTACGCGTTACTCCTATCTTTTTACCCGGAATGTGATATAAATAATACATAGTTTATACTGCTACAGGTGCTGGAATATGCGGACCAGACTGATAATCAATTAGTCGCGCTCCTCGTTCTGTACAAAATCTATATGAAGGTCTTGATAAAATATTTGTGTCTAAATATTTATTCACTGCTTCTAATTGGTTTTTATACACATGAGCATCAACTATATTAACTGATAATCTATTTGGTAACAATCCTGTTTTTTCACCTACATAATTCATAATTAATGTAAATAGCGCAATATCATATGGCACGCCTAAGTACATATCGCCTGATCTTTGTACAACAAACATATTAAGTTTGCCGTTTTCAACAAAGAACTGAAAATATAAATAGCAAGGTGGTAAAGCCATATACTCAAGTTGTACTGGATTCCATAGCGATATTACATGACGACGACTATCTGGGTCGTTCTTTAAGCTATCTATAACGCTTTCTAATTGATCATAACCTCGACCGCTGAAGTTTCTAAGCTGATGACCATAAACAGGCCCTAATTCGCCATCTTCGTCAGCCCAAGCATCCCAGATCTTTACGCCTGCGTCTTTGAATCTTTGTATATTCGTTTCACCATTTAAAAACCAAAGCATTTCAGTATTGAATACTTTAGGAAACATTTTACGACCGGTAATTACAGGAAACTTATTACCAACTTCAATATCTATTTGTTTATTAAATACTGAGTAGCAACCAATACCTGTTCGGTCTTCTCTATATACAGCTTCATCGCTTAAACAACTTTGTATAATATCTCTATACTGTATCTCGTAATCCGTATTTGTTATAGTAGAAAACATATAATTCAAATATTTTAGACCATATCTGGTCTCGATTATACTTATAAGGACTCCTTTTTTTTAGGTTGTTTGTTTCAATATCAACCCACCATTGATCATTATTTTTATCGCTTGAAGCCGCAAACGGTGATATTTTTATACCATTTTTTATACACCACTGATATGCAACCTCCTCTTCAGGCGATCTAGTATATGATGGCATTGGAGTCCACCATTGTTTCTTTTTACTTAGCCCGCTTCCCATGGCAATGGGTCATCATTAACTACTAACTCTTTATGCGGTATAAAGCAGCCAGACTTTGGCTCCCATTTAAAATGTGCTTCAGCGCCATTTTCACCTAAGTTTTGAAACTTTACTTTCAACACCTTAGCTTTGACCGTTTTCTGTTCGTAGTTTCTGTGGACTAATATACCGTGATAACTTGCATCATACCATTCGCCGCCGCCTTTAATGTTATACATAGTTGGCTCCTCTATATTGCCATTGCTATCTTTATACATTTTAGTTGGGTGCGCTACGATAATAACAAGCACGTCGTACTTCTTAGCAAAGATTTCTATCTTTGTAAGGTATTCAAGCGTGTATGCATTAACATCGCCTGAAGGGTCTTCACCTCTAACTTTATTGAATGGGTCTATAACTAAACATTTAATACCTTTACGCTTAACAAGCTCTGCACCTTTGCGAAGCACGGCTTCAAGTGTGTAACGCTCCATATCAATAAAGAAGTAGTTGTCGTTTACATGCTCAGCAACTTGATTCCATTTATCGGTACCAATATCTGATTTACGCGGCATATCTTGCCACGTCTTGCGCATTAATTTATGGGCATGTAAATAAGTTGGCGCATTTTCTGGACTAGCAAACGCTGTTTTCCAACCATAGTTCGCGTTATATCCAATGACCATCTGATCGACAAAGTCACTCTTACCGGAAGAA